AATGGTTGTACTACAATGATGGAGACCAAACTGTTACCATTACCGCTGCTACAGGTCACTCTCTTGTTGGTGGAACAGCCGCAGTTACAACTGGTAAGCACATGAGTATTACAAGTGTTTGTACCGCAGCTAATACCTGGGTCACATACTTGGAAACATTGATGTAAAATTGTCTCTGCTACAATAGATCGGACTCGTAAGCAGAAAGTGCGAGTCCACATTATTAATCAAATAATTTAAAAAAGATGGCAAAATTTACCACAGATTCTGGGATAGCCCCAGGAGGAATTAGGACTAATACTGCTACTCAAGAGATGTCTCTTGGAGCAAAAGTTGTTACTCCTGATGGAAGAGCTTACCGATATGTACAGGCTGGTGCAGCTGCATTAGTTCCTGGAAAACTACAAGACGGTCCAGCTAATAAAACTGACAATGCAAACATTGCAGTCGTGTTAGGAACTGCCGGAGCTACTGCAATTACAGTAACTTTAGGTTCAACTGCCGCTACTGTAAATGAATTTGCAGAAGGTGTTGTAGTTATCAATGATGAAAATGGTCAAGGATACACTTATTCAATTAAGAGTCATCCTGCCGCAGACGCTGCTGCTGATTTAGTTCTTACTTTAGACGCTGACGAACCAGTTGTAACTGCTTTGACTACTAGCTCACAAGCTACGTTAGTACCTAATCAGTACAAAGATGTCGTTATTCACGCCGCTTCTGAAACTGGAGTACCTGTAGGTGTAGCTGTAACAGCTATAACCGCTGAATACTTTGGATTCATTCAAACTCGTGGAACAGTATCTTGTTTACATGATGCGTCTCCTGCTGAAATCGGAGAAGGATGCGATGCTTCTACTACAACTGATGGTTGTGTAACTGAATCAGTAGCCCCTCTATTGCAAGTTGGTGTAGCGTGTGTTCAAGGTGTATCTACCGAATATAATCCTATATTCCTAACAATAGATTAGACCTTGACAATTACATAGGGCTATACTATTATTAAAGTATAATAATTAGTATAGTAATATGGAAAAGAAAATTGATGAGGTTTTATTAAAGAAGTTGTACCTCAAAGAGAAGAAACCTATTAGAGTGATAGCAAATGAATTAGGGAGAGGAGATGCAACAGTGTTGCGGTATATGCGAATTTATAAGATTAAAAGCAGACCGCAACACCAACTTCTAGGAAGAAAGTTAAGTCAGAAAGAGAAAGACCATTTAAGTACGATAAATACAGGAAAGAAGGCTAGCTTAGAAACTAGGTCCAAGATGAGTAGAAATAGAAAGGGAAAGACAAAAAATACTCCCAAGAGGAGATTGTCTGAAGGATATATTCATCTTTATAGACCAGAGAATAAAATGAGCAACAAGACTGGGTATGTTTATGAGCATAGACTTGTGATGTATGAAGAATTGAACAGGACGCTTAAACAGAATGAGATTGTTCATCATATAAATGGAGTAAAAAATGACAATCGCATAGAGAATTTGGAATTGACAAATAGAAAATGGCATGGAGATAAACACAGTGAGGCTATTTGTTGTCCTAAGTGTAAGTTTAAATTTAAGCTAAAGTTTAAAAATAATGATTAATTAAGTTTTATAGCTTTGGGCGTTGAGCTTATCAACGCTCGGCGATAATCAAGCAGTTCGCCACTGCGTATTGAGGTCAGAATTATCTCACTAACAAAAAACAATGAATAAAGCACAAAGATTTACTAATTGGACAAAGGAAGATTTCTCTCATAAATGGGACAGCGTACAGTACACATTTAAAGCTGGAGAATCAGAAATGGTACAAGATTATCTTGCTCATCATTTCGCTAAACATTTAGCACAAAGAGAAATAAACAAAAGGAATAAGTTGATGACAGATAGGAAATACAAGGAATTTTACGACAAATGCTTATCGGGAGATGAGGTATCGTCAGAATCTAGCTTAAAGCTAGAGATGGAGATTGAAAAAGTTAACCAGGAGAAGGTTGAGAAGAAAGAAGAAAAGAGGTTTTGTGAGTTTTGTGATGCTAAGGGTCCAATAAAGCATAGAGCTAATTGCCCTACATTAGAAAAAGTTTCAAAAGAGGAATCAAAATTTGAAGGACTAAAATAAGCCAAAATGAAACTTTTAGACGCAAAATCTATATTAGTTAATAAAAAAGCCTCTCAAAACGAAGACCTTTTTAAATCGCTGAGATCAAAACAACTACTCGAAGCAGAAGTGCTGAGGTTGATGAAATACAAAGATTCAGTAGAACCCGAAAAGAAGAAGGAAGTAGAGGCTTTTTATGGCTTTATGAAAGAAATGCAAGTAAAGAAGGCAGCCATTCTAAAGGAAGTTAGAGACTTAGAAGCCGATAGAGAAGAACTACTGAAACCATTAATAGAAGAAAAGATTGAAGCTACAGAGACAGACACAAGCGAAAAGAAGAAAATAATCAACGATAAGATTGACAAACTAGAAAAGATTGAAAGGGAATTAGAAGAACGTAGCTTGAAACTTGCTAAACGAGAACAAAAATTGAAAGAAGATAATAAATTTATAAAAAAACATGAATAAACAAGAACACGGAGACGCTTTTGTTGTAACACACACCCATGCAACAGCAGCCTCAGCCTCAAATGCTGGAGTAGCTCTAAAAACTCATTACATAACAGACATTTCAGCAAGTTCTGATAAAGCTGGTTCGCTTTTGTTAGTGAAGCAAGGAGAAACTACTATCTGGCAAGTTCAACTCGCAGCAACAGCAGCGGGTAATCTAGCCTACTCACACACCTTCAGCACTCCACTAAAAGCAGCACTAGGAGCATTAGTATCAGTTGAAATAGACGGAACTTCAGTTTGCGATGCAAACATTGCAGGATTTACTTTATAATAAAATTCTATGTCAAATATAATAACACCATCGAGTCAAGCCAATACCGATCATTCAGTATTAACTGACAATGGAACTATTTTTGATGAAAACACATCTCGAAGATATTGGTTTATTCAGAACGTGGGAACTGCCCCAGTATTTATTAAATTCGGCACAGGAGCCTCAGCAGCGAGTTTTAACTCAATTATACACGGAGGTACATCAGATAGTGATGGAACAGGAGGAGCAGCCTCTTCTGACAATCCTATAGCCTATACCGGAGACATATCAGTTTATAGTACAGACTTAAAAATTGTAGCTTACGAACTATGATCACAAACAACTCAGCCAAGAAGATTGAATTACCAGCAGACCTTAAAAAGGCTATTGATAAGGTGCGTTCTCAGTTAGAAGTAAGCAAGAACGAGCTTTTAATTATTCAAAAGGCTAGATATTCAGAAAGTGCCTCAGTTGAGCAGTTAATTCGACAAAGACAGTTTTTAGCAAGTGAGATTAAAGAAGCAAGATCTACTTTAAAAGACTTGAAGGATGAATTTGAAACTGTTGGAGAAATAGTAGAGAAGAACAAGAAAGAAGCCGAAGAGTTGCAGACAAAATTAGATGGACTTATTGAAGAATCAAGAGAGATTGAGAAAGAAAAGGCTAATTTCGAGCAGGACAAGGAAGACAGAGCGAAAGAATTTGCCGATAAGAAGAAGGAATTAGCAGAAAGAGAAGCTGGAATAGTCAAGAATGAAGCTGAAGTAGAAAAAAGATTAGATGAATTTAAGAAGTTCATGAAACAATATGACTAAATGGAGCAAGCCTAGCGGAGTAGATACAAGTTGGGATAAACCAGACGAAATTACAGTAACCGCTGAGACCGATTATTTGCTTCAAGAAAATGGAGACAAGTTATTACAAGAGAACGGAGATGCTTTGCTAATAGAATATTGGTCAGGATTTAGAAAAATAATAAGAGACATAACAACTATTTGGAAATAATATGGCAGAAAATCCAATATCAAATTTAGATGAATTAACAACACCAGCTAGTACCGACAAGTTGGCCATTGTTAATGGTGGGGTAACTCAAAAAATAACACAACAAAATTTAATAAATCTTTTAGATGAGGATGATATGGCTTCTGATAGTGATACTCAGTCTTCTACACAGCAATCCATTAAGGCTTACGTAGACACAGAAGTTCCAGTAAAAGCTACAGGAGCAGAAATTAATACAGCGACAGACGATGCTAAATTCGCAACGTCTAAGGCAATTAAAGATAGTTGGTTAGCCAATTCACTTCTTGGAATAGAATATGTTTCGTCTTTTGCAGCAAACGCCAGTCAAGGAATAGCTAGCGATGGAACTTATATCTACACAACAAGCACTACTCATCTATATAAATATACTAAAGCTGGAGCATTGCAAACTTCAAGAGATATTTCCGGAGATGGAACTTATGATCATATGGGAGATTTATGTTATCATGATGGTTTCTTATACGTTGGAACTGGAAGTTATCCTACTACACCGCTAGTAGGAGCAGTTCTTAAAATAGATGCGTCTGATTTATCATTTGATAGTGAAATTTCGACTCAATCGAACCATGAATGCTCAAGTGTAGCTAGAGATACAGATGGTAACTTTTGGGTTACAAGTTATTCAGACCTTAACCCTAATAAGATATATAAATATAATTCCGCTTGGACTTATCAGTCCGTTGACAACTTGGAAACTGTAGATTTTGATGATGAAGCTGGATATGATGGAATTGAATGGGTAAACGGATATTTATTAGCTATGGCTCATTTTGGAGGAACTGAAGGAGAATTTTTAGACAAATATTCATTTGATGGAACAACTTTCAAACGAGAACAACGAATATACAGCATTGTCAATGGCTTTAATACTGGTCAAGGAATTGCCCTAGACCCAACAGAGGATGGTGTTTTATGGATGGCGGCAAGAGAAGACTCTAATAAAGCCTACAAAACAAATATAATAGAAGAAGAGAATGTTAAAAAAGCAGTGGATGATTCATCTGACGGATGGAAAGAAGTAAGTGAGACTTGGGCGTATGCTTCCGCTTCAACCATCACTGTTCCGTTAAGACTTACTACCAAATATAGAAAAGGAGATAGAATAAAAATAGTACAAGATGGATCAGTCAAATATTTTGCTCTTTCTGGGTCTGCTACTGGCGTACTTACAATTTTAGTTAATACTGATTATGTTTTAGCAAATGCAGCGATAACACATGTCTGGTATTCTCACGAATTGAATCCAGTTGGATTTCCTGACTGTTTTACTTGTGCAGCACCAATTTGGGAGAATATTGATGATGGCTCTGGTGGTCAACCAGCAGCTAATAAATTTTTTCAGAAGATTATCGGAAAAACACTTCATGGAAGGATTATTACTGGTACTGCTTACAAGTCAGTTGGAGCTGGAAATTATGCTAAATTTGCACCACCAGTAGCATTCGCTACTCTACCAAATAGGACTTGCATAGGTTCAAGTTTGATTAGAGTAGGAGATGATTCAGATTTAATTGGAGTTTGTCAGGTATTTGATGCAAAGGTTTATCCAGTAGTCCAATCTTCAATGGCAGAAAATTTAGAGTTAGACTCAGTATCAATGGATTATAGCTATAAAATTTAAAATAATGTTTACATACACATCAAGAAGGAATTTATTTGGAACTTTATCAAATGACTCATCGACTGCTAATTTAACAGTCGGGGATACTTTAATGAACGCTTTCGAAAAGAAAATAAGCAAGAAGTTTAATTTCTTAGAAGGCTCTTTGTATTCTTCGACAGTTGCATCTCAACAGTTTTATGAACTTCCTAATAACTTTGGAAGATTAAACAATGTAACAGTAACTATTTCAGACACTAAACACAGCCCTAAACTAATCACTACAAGAGAGCAATGGGACTTACTAAATATGTCCGGAACTCCAACATCAGATATTCCAGAATTTTATTATATCTTCAACAAGGAAATAGGATTTTTCCCAATACCTGCTTCTGCAACTACAGACGCTATTTACATTCAATTTCACAAGAACTTCAGAGATTTAACCTTAGCTGATTACACCACAGGGACAATCACAAGTATCGCTAATGGAGGAACAGCAGTCGTTGGAAGTGGCACAGTATGGACAGCTAAAATGGCTGGAATGTGGATCAGAATAACTGATTCATCAACAGCTAACACTGGCGATGGTGAATGGTATGAGGTAGAGTCAGTTACTTCAAACACAGCTTTAGTTTTAAAAATGCCTTACCAAGGAATAACAATAGCCGCTGGAACAGGAGCTTACACAATAGGACAAGTTTCTGAACTACCAGAAGATATGCAGATATTACCGGTATTTGAGGCTTTGGTTACTTATTTTACTTCTGTTAAGCCAGACAATACTAAAAAACAAGAATATAAAGCTCAAGTATCAGAAATGAAAAGAGAAATGATGGCAGAACACGGAAGCACATCACTAAGTCCAGTTTGTTCTGATGAATTAATCGAGCCTGAAAATATTAATAATTATATTGTAGGAACATAATGCAAAGCAAGGTAACAATAGGTAGTATTTTAGGAGGTCATTCAGTTACTGAGTATTTTAGCTCAGATGACTCTTATCTTTCCTCTATAGCGATTGATCCAGATATGCCAGTTGGAAGCAACAAAAAGGCTTCTGGTTGCATTGTTCCAGTTGTTTATGAAGAGTTTTCAGGTGCTAATATCAGCGATTACCCTAAATGGCTGATTACAAACATCAAAAACGCTCTACTATACGCCTATAATGAAGACGGAAAGATAGTCAGCTATAACAGCTCACTAGCAAGTGAAACTTTAGTCGGAACAGCTACATCAGGAGCAGGCAATGGAGCTGCTTACTATAATAATTACATTTACTTCACTACACCAACTAATGTTTCAAGATATGGTCCACTAGATGGAGCGCCTGCTTTAGTAAATACAGTTTGGACTGGTGCAACTTTAGGCTCACAAGTAGCGACAGCAAACACAACCTACCCAACAATTAGTAGTGTTTTAATCCCAAATCATCCAATGCACTCTCACGGAGACGGAAACCTTTATTTTGCTGATGTAGTTACTGGTGCTGGGGTATTACATAAGATTTCAACTAAGAAAACAACAGCGGAAGGAGATACTGATGACGCTTCTGATTATAACGTATTAGATTTACCAGCCGGGTGGTTTATTACAGATATTGAGTCTTGGGGATTAGATGTTGCTATTTTAGCTGTTCAAACATCTTCAAGTTCGCTCGATCAAGGAAAATCAGCTTTATTCTTGTGGGACCCAACAAATACTTTAACATTTTACAGAGGTCCTATATTCTTACCAGATCCTATCGCCACCTCATTAGTAAACGCCAACGGAAGGCTCTATATTTGGTCAGGTAACGCCGTAGCAGGTATTAGACTATCAGAGTACATTGGAGGCGATAGCGTCTCTGAGATAGCCTTTTTGGAGGACGGACTACCACCTTTAGCTGGAGCTTGTGATGTTATCGGTTCTAGGATAGCTTGGGGACAGACTCTTAGTGAGCCAGAAACAGCAGTAACAGTAATGTCTTACGGTTCTAAAAACGCCAAATTACCAAAAGCAATTCATAATATAGCCAGAGCTACAAGTGCGACTGGATTATGCACAGCCTTAAAATATGTAGAACAAGGGTCTAGTACACAGAAATTAGTGATAGGAAGTGGAACAGGTTCAGCTTACGCCTTAGATAAATATTCTACTAGCGGAACTTATGACGCAATATTTAGGTCAAAAATGATAACAGTTGGCTCAAGATTTACGATTGACAAGATTAGAATTCCGTTAGGAGCAGATTTAGCAGCAAATATGAGCTTAGTAGTTAAGATAGTTTATGATGATGCTTCTTCAACTAACACGCTAGACACGATTAATACTACTAATTTCACAGCAGGAACACGAAAGATTATATTTGACCAGCAAAGTATTTTAGATGCAACCATAACTCCTCAGAATAATTTTTACCTACAATTTGAATTTTCGGGTACAGTTAAATTGCCAATAATTTTCCCAATAGATATTACATTAGATATACAAGAAGATGAAAATAACGACTAACTATGACTAAAGAACTAAAACAACCAGCTATTCCGAATTTACCTTCCTCTTATATGACAGAAGGAGACACTAGAGGCTTAATAGATGAATCTCTTTCTAAATTCGGAGGAGTATTTAGAGTTTTATCTGGTAATGCTCAGAGTGGGAATTTTGTTACTGGTTCTACAGGTTGGAGTTTAGATTCAGGTGGAGATATAGAAGCTAATAGTGGAACATTCAGAGGTACAATAACAGCTACATCAGGAACTATAGGGGGCTGGACAATCGGTGCTACAAGTTTAAAGTCTGGTACTGGAGCAACAACAGTAGCTCTTGATTCTGGAGGAACTAATCCTGCATTTTATGCTGGTTCAGCTACTCCAGCTACAGCTCCGTTTAGAGTAACTACTGCTGGAGCCTTAATAGCTACTGGAGCTTCAATTTCAGGAACAATAACAGCTACTGGAGGAAGCATAACAGGAGCTTTGACAATAACTGGAAATTTATCAGTAACGAGTGGATCAATAATAACTGGTAGCGCAACAACAGAACGAATTGTATTAAATGAAGCAGGAAGTACAGGTTTAATAAAATTTTATTATGATAGTGTTGAAACTGGAAAAATGGGTTCGTTGGTTTCTGGAGATGTATATATTGAATCACAACAAGATCATTATTTTGCAACACCAACACTCCAAATTATGAGAATGATTGATGATGGCAATGTTCAAATGCGAACAGCAACAAGTAAAATATATTGGGCTTCTGGAAGAGGAATAGAAGATGGTGGTTCTTATTTAGAGTCACTAGGAGATTTTAGAGTATCAACTGGTAGCGCATATTATGTTGGAACTGATGGTGGAGACACTAACACCTTAAATTACAAAGACCATAGTGGAAATAACGCTACAGCTACGATTAAAGGAGGAATAGTTACAGCTACTACTTAATTTTTTATAGATATTATGAAACTAAAAAAAGAAGACAAAAACAATCTACTGTATTTTTTAAACAAAGCTACTTTAACTGGTAATGAAGCTATCATTTTAGCTAATTTATTAGTTGTAGTATCTGAAGCAGAAGAGATTAAAGAAGAATTAAAAGATAAAAAATAATTATGGCTAAATACAACGTATCAAAAAGAGAGGCTAAGGAGCTTGGAATAGAAAGAGTCAGAATTGGTGGAGATAAAAAATCCGGTTCTAAATCTGGTAGTGATTCTCAATTAAAAGCATTACAAGGTAGCTTTACATCGTCCTTAAAACCTACAAAAGAAGAAGAAGATACTGACACTCAATTAGGTAATATTATTACTTCTAAAGAGTTGGGTATACAAAAAGCAGAACAAACTCCGATAGCTCAGAAGTTTATTACTGGTCAATCAGCAGGATTAGAGAAATCTGCTGCTTTGAAGGCTCTACCGCTACAAACCAGACTAGCTAACCTACAAGCTCGGAGACAGTCAGCTTCTGATGTCTTGAAAGCTCAATTAGGGTTTGCAACTTCCGCAGCAGAAACAGCAACACAAAAGAGTCAATTCGGACAAACTTTTGGAGAAGGTCAAAGGCAGTTTGATGTTACTAGTTCATTGGCGCAACAACAAGAAGATAGACTAAGAGAAGGCGATAAAGAAAGTGATAATGACGATAAAGAAATAAACGATGCCTATGCGGAAGCTGATAAGCTTAGGAAAGAATTACAAGACAAAAAAATAGACTGGGGATATGCGTGGGGAAGAATGAAAGATAGATTTCCAAACGCATCTACTGAGTTTATAGATAAAGCTCTTGGTGTAGACCTCAGAGGTTACTAGTAAATTATATATAAATGGCAACTTGGAACGAAGTAAATAAAAGAGTTGGAGGAAAAACCGATAGAAGAGAATCTTCTTCTGGTTTAACTTGGGACTCGGTAAATGCTACTGCTATTTCTAGTATGGAGAGAGAAAAACAAGACATATTTCAACAAAAACTTGATTTCACTAATCAACAAACAGAGACTGCTGTTCAAGACTTTGAGAAAACGCAGAAATTCCAACCAACATTTAAAGACGGTGGCTGGGCTGGTGCTTTAAACAAGTTTTTAGGAGGAGGGCAATCAAAGCCTGTTCTAGTTGGAGAAACGCCTGAATATACGCAAGAGAGAGAGGAATCAAAGCCTAAGCCTTTTGGTGATAACTTCTTAAAAGCTACAGAAGATATAACATTTGGTCTTTCATCTCAATTACAAGATTTTACAGAAATGGCTGATTATTGGGCTGGTGGTAAAAAGCAAATAGGGAAACAATCCGAGCAATATGCTAAAACTCAATCTGAAATAAGTAAATATTTGCAAGAAGAGAATCTATCTTCCGAAGCCAAACAAAACCTTTTATCAATTTCAAAGAATATTCCAAAGCCTAAATCACAATACAAGTTTGCTGAAAAATCTAACTTGCAAATTGCTGGTCAAGCGGCTGGAACAATAGCAGATATATTAACTGGTGGTAGAGGTGGTCTTCTTTTTAAAGGTGCTTTAAAAGAAGCTGGAGTGATGACTGTCAAAGACTTCGTTAAATATGCAACAACTAAAGAAGGAGCAAAGATAATAGGCAAATTTTTTGGCAAAGAATCTGTATATGGAGCTGGTCAATTTGCTCTTGGAGGAGCTGGCGAAGCTGCACAGGAAGATAAAGACTTAAAAGGAATTGCTAAACAATCTAAAGATACTGCTATTATAGGTGCAGTAGCACAGCCAGCCTTTTCAACTGTTCTTATCGGTTTAGGTAAGATTTATTCCAAGCTAGGCAAGAAAGGTCCTAAACTTAAGAAAGCTATTACTGAAAAAGCTATTACTGAAAAAGAGGTAGAGGATATTTTTAAAGACAAAGGTATTACTGGAGTTAATAAAAAGATTGATGAGTTGGAGAAGGTTGTTAAAGTTGAACCTAAAAAAGGTGTTCTTCAAGTAGCGAAGGAAGAGAAGGTTTCCAAAGAAGTTAAACCGATTGAAAAAGAAATAACCAAAGCCCAAAGCGAAGATAAGAGTTTTGATGAGTTTGTTGCTAAAAAATTTGATACAAAATTGCAAGATAGTTTTTCTGTCCGTGTTGGGAAGGAAACAGGGCGTAGAACTGAATTTACCGTGAACGCTAAGAATATTAAAGAGGCTAAAGAAACCGCATTGCAGAGCCATATAAAAGATATGAGAGAAAGAGGGATTGTTACTGAATCTTTAAATGAAGGAGATGTAGTTATTCTTTCTAAACCAAAAAATGGGGCAGAACTTAATAATTTTAAAATTACAAATTTAGAAAAAACAATACAAAGGATAAAAACACGGGAACAGACAGATTTTACTAAAAAGATTTTGGCTTCAAACGAAAAAGAACTTGGTAGGCTTAAAAAGCAGGGTGAAGAAAAATCCCAACTTAAACAACTATGGGAGGGCGGTAAAAAAGTTGAGAAACCAACTCCTAAACCAACACCTAAAGTTGAGGCTAAAGTCCCAACCAAAACAAGCAAGATAGCCGAACCAGTAAAATCTCCGTCTCCTCACGCTACAAAAATAAGAGAAGGGCTAATAGAAAAAGGTATAGCTAAAGATATGAAAGGTATAGCTGAATACACACCAACAACCATAAAAGAGCAGGCTAAAATAATGTCTCCATTGTTAAAAGATAAGGAACGATTCAAGAGAGTTTTAAGGGGTGGAGAAGATTTACCGCAAGGAGCTAAGCCTGGAGCAGTAAAAACAGCAGTTGATTTAGCAAACGATCCAGAGTTGATGCGACTCTATACTAATTCAGAATATGCTGGCATTGTAAGTGAAAATGCTAGTAATATGGGTATTATGCAAAAGAACAACCCTGATTCGGCTGTTAATAAAATGTTAGATGTTAAAAAAGCAAGGAAGGAGAAAGTTATGAAACCAAGAGAGAAGTTTGTCTCTAGGAAATTAAAAGAAGCAATCAAACTAGATGTTTCATTCGAAAAATTAGACAGCTTCATTAAAGAAATAACCTGTTAAAATTATGGCATTTTGTATAATAAAAGAACACGCTGAAAAGTTTAGACAGGCATTGAAGTCTGGTAAGATTAATATGCAAAAATTAATTGAATTGCCGGATTCAAAGGCTAGGATTAAAATGCTAGAACCATTTTTAGGTAAGGAAGCAAAGTCCGCTGTTTTGCTGATAGAAGAAAAGCTTATTCTTAAAAACAAACTTGCTGGATTAAAGAACGCTATCAGCAAGATAGGTCAAGTTGGGAGATATGACCCAGCTAAAAAAGCTTTGTTGAAAGAATCATTAGACGAGTTTAAATTATTACAGAAAGAAAGAATTTTTAATCCGAAAGAAGAACAAACATTTTTAAACGAATTAGCTGATAAAGTGATCGGAACTAATATCACTAAAGAAGAAGCCGAAACAATTTGGAAAATGACCTCAAAAACAGAAGAACTTAAAAAATCTTTTGATGTAAAGGCTGAGAAATGGTCATCAGAAGAAGATAGAATAAAGTATTCTGTCTATAACGCTGTTTCAGATAAGTTCATAAATGATCTAAAGACTGGCAATCTAACAGTAAAACAACAAATAAAAGAATATGGTGGATTAGTAAAAGAAGCTTGGGGAGAAAATAAACCTAAAACTGTAGCAAAAGTTCTAGCAGATACTATTTCTAGTATTTCTGATACCTTAATAAGTTCAGTTGCTAGTTGGGATAATAGCTTTTTGGGAAGGCAAGGAGGTATAACATTCCTAGAAAGCCCTAAAATATGGTGGAACATGGCAAAGAAATCATTTGGTGATATAGTAAAAGTATTTAAAGGTTCAAAACTTCAAGCCTATTTGGCAAAAGCAGAGATGATGTCTAAACCAAACGGAATTAATGGGAATTATGAACTAGCTAAATTATTTCCAAAGTCTGAGGAAGCAATACCGACAAAAGTCCTTGAGAGAATACCAGTTCTAGGAAAAGGATTTGAAGCTTCTAACGTAGCTTTTAATAATAGTGCTATCAGAGCCAGAGCAGATTTATTTGATATGTTGTTTGACTTGTATAAAAAAACAGGAAAAGAAGTCAGCGATACAGTTATTAAAGACATAGGAACACACGTAAATGCTATCACTGCTCGTGGAAAATTAGGTCAGGCAGGTTCAAGCAAGTTAGTTCAGACTATATTGTGGGCACCTAAAATGCTTAAAGCTGATTGGGATATTTTAACTGGTCATACTTTCGGAGCTGGGCTTGAAACAAACTTTGTTAGAAAACAGTCGGCGAAGACTATCTTTAGAGTTGTTGTTGCAACTGCGGCAACTGCCGCGATTGCAGAGGCGATGGGTGCTAAAGTAGAAAAGAACCCTTTGAGTTCTGATTTTCTTCAAATGAAAGTTGGGAATACTAGATTTAGAATCCCTTTTACGAGAGGAATGACACAAATAGTTACCTTGATAGCGAGAAGTGCTATGGGATTAGCAGGGAAACCAGCGTATAAGAACACTTCAACAGGGATAATTACAAAATTAAATACTGGTGAATATATGTCAAAAACAGTGTTTGATGTTGGTATGGACTTTTTAGTTAATAAGACTACCCCTCCAGCCGGCTTTGTTATTGACTTTGCTAAGGGTAGAAACTTTGATCGTAAAAAACCAACATTAGGGACTACGGCGTTTGACAGTTTGCCTATAAGTATTCAAAATTCTTTTGAATTAAAAGACGAAGCTACCACAGCCTCAATTTTAGGAGTGTTTTCAGATATAGCAGGTATCGGCTCAAATACTTACAGTTACGAAGCTAAATGGGAAAATAAAGATACAGTAGAAATGAACGCTATTACCAAGGAATTTGGGAAAAAGAAGGTTGAAGAAGCTTCTAAAGAATACAGCAAGAGAGTGAATGAAGCTATTTCAAAACTACTTGAGAACGAAGACTTCCAAAAGGAAACTAATGAGGAAAGAGAAAAAGTAATTAAAAAAATTAGAAGCGACAAAAAGACAGAAGTATTTGAAGACTTTGGGTTTGATGACGCTAAGGAGGACGAGACTGAAACAACAGACAATAGTGATTTGTATAATAAGTATATTAAATAAAATGGACATAAATCAAGGATTACAAACAGTTAGCGGATTAGGCACAGAAGCCAAACAAGACGATATAATTACTGAACTTCAAAAGTTGGTTGGTTTTGAGATACCAGAATACGACTACATAGCTTTGACTTACGTTGCAGCTGGTTCAGGAGCAGGAGAAATTGAGACAGTAATATATCGCAGCGGAGGAAGTGGCGGTACTATTGTGGCAACTCTGACTTTAGCCTATAACGCAGCGAATGAAATAAGCAGTATAACAAAAACATAATGAGCCTAAAACTGAATCCCATAACTGGAAAACTAGACAAGGTTGTAAAAACTACCACTACTCTTGGAACACCTGGAGTTGATACCCAAGTACCTACTGAAAAGGCGGTTCGTGCTGCTATTTCTGGCGCTGGTTTCTCAGACCCAATGACTACAAGAGGAGATATTATACACAAAAATGCAGCAGGAACTACAACAAGATTAGGGTCTGGAACAGTTGGACAAGTTCTTACTTCAGACGGTACCGATATATCTTGGGCAGCTTCAGCAGGTGGGGTGGACACTTCAGGGACACCAGTTGCTAATGATTTTGCTAGATTCACCGATGCAGACACTATAGAGGGCAGGTCTTACACAGAGGTTCGTTCAGACTTAAATGTTGAAGACGGAGCTGATGTAACTGATACTGCAAATGTAACAGCCGCAGGTGCTTTAATGGATTCAGAAGTCGATGCTGATATAAAGACTTTAGTTTTGCCAGCCTCAACTACTATCTCAGCCTTTGGGAAAACTTTGGTAGACGATGCCGCAGCCGTTAACGCTAGAACTACTTTAGATGTAGACCAAGCAGGAACAGATAACTCAACAGACGTAACAATAGGGACAGCTAACGGACTTTCACTCTCAACGCAGGCTTTGAGCCTAGCACTAGCAGATACAGACACCACTGGAGCTTTATCGGATACCGATTGGGACACATTTAATAACAAAGTTTCTTACCCTGGCGACCAAACCTCAATAGTCGGAATCACAGGAACTAAAGCACAATTCGACACCGCAGTAACAGACGGCAATATAACTTATGACGGAGACGCTCCAACAGCCCACAAAGCCTCACACGAGGACGGAGGAAGTGACGAGATTTCTATTGCTGGGCTTGCAGGAACTCCAGCTGACTTATCAACTCACGAAAGCGATACAACAACTCACGGAGCAACTGGTGACATTGTCGGCACTACAGACACACAGACTTTGACTAATAAGACTTTGACTAGTCCAGTTTTAAATACTGGTGTTTCTGGGTCTGCTATTTCAACAGACGGAACTTTAGCAGGAGATTCAGATACAGAGATTCCAACAGAGAAAGCAGTTAAGACTTATGTAGATGGAGAAGTCGGAGAAGCTTGGGGAAGTTGGACGCCAACTTTCGCTAACTTTACAAAAGGTTCAGCAACAATAACTGCAAAATATATTCAAATTGGAAAAACTGTTCACTATAGATTAAGAATTCTTCTAGCGGCTGACTCAGCCGTTGGAACATTGCCGAGCTTTACTCTTCCAGTAACTTCAATAGATTATGGAACTAACGCAACTCAAATAGGCATTGGCTCATTATTAGATTATGGAACATCATCTTATTTAGGTATGGTAAGATGGGCGACTACTAGTACGGCAGTAATAAGTGGAATAAATACAGCAGGCACTTACGCAACTGGTACAGGTGGAGCAATCACAGCTACAGTACCAATGACTTGGACTACTAATGATGAAATGATTTTAACTGGAACTTACGAAGCAGCTTAACCAACAAATAACTAGATGATATACAACAAATTTAACCCCAAGGTTTTCATTTAACAACTAACAACTAAAATGGAAGGAATTAAAAACCACATAGTAAAAATACAAGTAGCTTCTATAATCAATAACAATTAAAATGAAGAACGAAGTAGTAGTAGAGCGACTCGACACTCTCATAAAACAGAACAAGGAAGACCACAATGAAATAATCTGTCATCAAGAAATAACTAATGGGAAAGTTATGCGAAACACCAAGTGGAGATACTCATTTATCTCTGCTGGAATTGTTGTTACAGGAGCAGTTATTCCGCTGATTTTATACATTTCTGCAAATTTACAGGAGCAAGTCAACGAAATTGAAAAACAAATAGAGGTAGCGAAGTATTGACTTTTTGACTGAATAGTCCATAGTAATAATATAACGTATAAAACCCGTTATGAAACAAACACAAAGTAATTTAGATAGTGCCTAACGCTTTTAGCGGCGGGCTTTTTTTATAAACAGTTCTTTAAAAAATAAAGAGGAGGTGCAAAATGACCTATAATACCAGCAAGGAGGACAGAAGAAGACGGAGAAAAAAGTTGGTTTCAGGGATGTGCGGATGTAAAAAAAATCCCGCTCAAATACCCTGGGAAGGCGACAAGTATTGTTATTCGTGTTTTAATCGGTTGATGAGGGAGTTGAAAATAATAAAGGAGGGCTAACAATGGACAAGGTATTTTATCTCTACTCAGTTTGCCCCAGGTGTGCCGATACGGGCTATCATATGGTAGTCCTGAACAAGAAACACATCATTGTGATGTGCGAGAAATGTAACCTAATTTATGTATGGAGGTTAATATTATGCGAAGAGTATATGTGATTTTAGCAACATTAGTATTGGCAATCCTCATTAGCGGTTATCACGCTAATGCTTGTGAGTTTAATGACCATGTAACCCCAGCTTACATCGACAGGAATTACGTTGTATTTTCTTTTGATGAAAACCAGGGCGTTAAAACAGTTATTCTGAAACACGTTGACAACCAGCACCCTAAGTTCATTGTTGTCGTTGTTAAGAAGCTGAATGGAATTCCAATGGTTATCTCTTTCTGGTATTTGAATGACAAATATAAGATTCGAGCCTATGTTTTGGCGAAGGATATGCACTATATTGTCTTTAAATTTCCGCCTGATGTTGAAGCTGGACTTGAAAAGGAACTGTTGAAACTGGAAGGTATAACTGGAGTCTAACTATGCCTGAATCAAAAAGGGAGTAACAATGTTGCTCCCTCTTAACTAGGAGGAATCATGGGAAGAAAAAAAAGAAAACAAGCCCGAAAACTCCGAACACAACCGAAACAACCGACAAGCGAGATAAATAAACTTGCCAGGGAGTTAGCTAATTTCATAGCTACGCTCCCTCCCATCCCAAATCATCACGAAACGTTTATTACTGCTGACGGAAAAAAGGGGTGTATTACTTCTTATTTCGTGTCAAAATACTCTTACTGTAGCG